CACCAGAAGAACGAAGGAGATCCCTTTATCTTCCGGACTTTCAAATACAATTATCGTGTATTTGACGACATACCACTGCCAGAGATTCTAACTGCAAACAGACCGCAATTAAACTACCATCAACGGTATACGTATCACTGCACAGAGCAGGCTATTGCTGACAACATTAGTAACTTCTTGAATTTTGTACCGCCACAACCAAATCAACTAGTGAAACAAGAGATAGATGCATTCTTTGACAAATTTATTCCAGAGTTTCAGGCTCTGACTTATGAAGAAACGATTGAACACTTAGATTTATCAACAAGTGCAGGTGCTTACTACAGATCGAGCAAGGAACAGGCTATGCAAGATTGGACTCGTTTCATGAAGCATATGTCATGGTGGAGTCATCTACCTTATGACTCTATACCTTGTAAGATCGGCACCAAGGCCAAGATACATAATCTCGGCGAGGATAAGTGTAGGGTCATATGGATGTATCCAATTGAACAAACGCTTTTTGAAGCAACAGTTGCTGTGCCTTTGTACGAGCATTTCAAACATATGTCGACGTCACCACTTATGTTTGGTACAGGCACACTTTACAAACTGATGAAGTTGTCAGAACACCAGCACGGCCGATTAACTCTCGATTGGCATGCGTTTGATCAACACGTACCCGGCTGGATTATTTACTATATACTACAACATATAGTAAAGAAAGTTAAGTGCTACAAACCGCTTTACGAATTAGAAGGTCGTATGCCGGAATTTAAACACAAGAAATGGCTTCGGAGAGTGGCAAAATATTTCATTAATACTCCTGTCATGTTATCTGATGGATCGGTTGTTAAAAAGAAGAATGGCATACCATCAGGTAGTCCATTCACTCAAATCATAGGGTCGATTGCGAATTACGCAGTTGTTACTGCTACGTTGAAACAGCTGCAGGTAGACCCTAATGATCTTGCGGTGTTGGGTGATGACTGTTTAATTTCAATGGCAAATGCAGCCCTTCCACAACAGTGGCTGCATCAGTTTGGCCAGATAGCGACAAACCTATCAGGCTACGAATTATCACCTGACAAATGTTCATTTCACTCGGATGGTACGTTGGACTTTATTGGTTACAAATTCTACTTAGGTAAGTTGATCATAAATGAAGATAAGTTCAAACACAAACTGATGTATTCACCAGAAGGCTACGACATACCTCGGCACATCAGCAGGTTGGTTGGACTATACGCAATTGGAGCTTGGATGATTGCAGGTGTTAATACATGGTTGATATCACTCGATATCACCTCAATCAGACTTGATCTGGACCGAGACACATCACGTAAGATGCACTACGTCTTAGGTATAGACACATCAAGCGAGTCACTACGAGCATTCGCTTTGGATTTGCGCAATTATTCAAGTGAGAAACAGTTTGTTCCTAAAACACGTTCGGAACTAATGGATGTTCTATTTGCTCTTGGCCTCCATAAAGTCAATTTATGATTAATTGAGTTCTTTTT